GTTCTCCTTAGTGAACTTACTCAGTGACAGGGGTTGCCCCCTGCCACCGCGTCAATCAACTAATGATTAACCGTTTGTCGCTGCAGACTCAATGCGGTAGAGCGCTGCCTGACGGAGCAATGAGAAGCCTCCGAAGTAGTACCAACCGATTGTGTGGAAACGACGGAGTGCATCGATCTGTGGACCGATCACTGTTGAGATGTCTTGTCCCTGAGCTTCTGCAAGAGCTTCACGACCAGCAACAACTGCCTTGTAGACATTTACTGATCCTGAGTTAGCAGAGTAAGGTACACGAGGTGTCTCGACGACGAATGCGCCTTCGATAACGCCGACTGCACCAGCCACGAATGGTGTGCGGTCTGTGTACTTTGAGAGATCCTGGAATCCGCCTGTACCAGTTTCTGCACGAAGGTCAGCTGTCTGGCGTGGGTGGAGGTAAGCTGCGTAGAGTTCGCCAATGCGTGGAAGCGCCTTGTTTGTGCGAAGTTCTGTAACAGCCTCACGGATGTCCTGTACGCTCATCTTCATTGCTGAAGTGATTGTGTTTGTTGATGTTGCTGTACCTGCGTAGATCACATTTGTGCCTGCTGTAAGTACAGATGCTACAACTGCGTCGATAGAATCTGCAGCGTTGTAAGCGATAATGTCAGCAAGAGCTGCATCAACATCGTTGAAAGAAGTAAGGTTCAACTTCTTTGTTGTTGTTACGGCTGAGCCGTATTCGTTGAGTGTTACTGTAACCTGGTTAGGGTTACCGAGAGCGATTGAAGATACATCTGATGCTTCTGTCAAAGTCGTTGTCGCCTGAGCGAGGTCAGAATAGATTGAGAATACAACTGATGAACCTGGCATCGCCTGCTGTACTGGCTTCACATCAGCAAGTGCTCGCATCACAGGGATGGAACGGAGTGCCATACGAACATACTGATCGTATGCTGTTTGCACCAAATTGCTAATAGCGGATGTACCAGTGAGTGAACCACCTGGAATTGCCATTTAGGTATTTGCCTTTCGGTTGTTAGTTAGAGTCCAGACTGACGCATAACTTCAGCGAGTTCGTCAGGTGTCTGTGCACTAAGAAGCTTTCGCATAAGGTCCTGCTCTGAATCAGGAGTTAAACCCTGATCTGTCGCATTACTCATTCTCTTATATGCAGCGGCCTGTGCTGGGTCAACAGCAGCCTGGTTGGATTCAGTAGCCGAGAATCCGAAGACATCTCCGTTTTCATCTAGCCACTTAGACAATGACTCCTCAGTTGGGTCAATGTCCGTTGGAATGAACTTAGCAATTTTGCTACTCACTCCACGAGATTCGAGGGCGTCTTTAATCGCTCGTTCTCTTTGTGCTTTGGAAAGGCCATCAAACTTCTCACGAAGTTCTGCGATTTCCTTTTCCTTCTGCTTGTTTGCTTTACGCAACTGTTTGACGAGATCATTACTGTCATTCGCCACTGGTGTGGTGAAGTCATCTTCGTCGTCCTCGTACTCGAAATTGGACATAGTCCATCTCCCATTCATTTTGTAGTTGACGCAGACCTCATACAGTTCTGGGGATCTCCTGTATGGCTTCTGCTACCAGTCTTAGGTTTCACTCCTTGAGCGCTGGTCTGTCCCAAGGTAGGCTTTATTTAGTAGGCTCCGAACCCTGACTGGGTTGTGCCGTAGTTGGTTGCACGGTCTCTGCTAAGTGCTCCAACTCCTGATGATCCGCTGAACTGTGCAGTCTCAAGTTCAGTTAAATTTTTGCGTTTGCGTGCAGCTTGAGCGCCGCCTACTGTATTCAGTGCTTCAGCTTCTGCTTCTGCTTGTCCATAAGGACCTTGGTTGTAGAAGGAAGTGAGTTCACTACCTCGCTGTGCAGCTTCAGAAATAAATGGAGCTGCTTGCGAGTATTGCTTACCTGTTACACCTTGTCCAGCTAAAGCTTCTGCTGAAGCTCCGTTTGCCTGCAAACCATTAGCAAGAGCTGCTCCACCAATCTCAGCTGCAGTTACCTTGCGCTTGATATTGTCAAGACCGTTCTGTGGGTCAAGGGTATAGGCCAAGATGTCAGCGTTGCTGATGTCTGGGTAGAACTGGCGTAGCGCTTTAAGTACTTCTGGGTTTGAATTGAGTACACGCTGTTGCGCTGTAGCAATACGATCTTCTAGTTCTACTGCAGATACATCTGCACCAAGAAGCTTGTCAAATCCTGATTGCTTCTTAACTCCAGTTACTGGGTCTATGCTCTGCTCGTAGTAAGACTTAGGAAGTCCGTAGTTACGCATAAGGTTTTGGTACTGATCTTCCATAGCAACATACTCGGCTGGGCTAAGTGCTGCAAGACCTGCTTTAATGCGATCTTCATTGGCTGAAAAACGAGCCTTGTACTGAGGAGTCTGACGAAGACGAAGAGCAAACTCTGAGGCTGGTGTTCCATCTGTAAGAAGACCACGAATGCCTTCTACCAATAATCCAAGTCCATACTTGTCAAACTCATCCTTAAGAATATTAAATGCACTTACACGATTATCCTGTGCGGTAGTATCAACTGTTTTTTTGCCGCCAGTAATTTTTGTACCTTTTATTTCAGATGTTCCATCTGAATAAGTTACAGTATATGTTCCATCACCATTGTCTTTTGTGCCAGTAATAGTTTTAGTGTCACCACCTCCGCCACTGTCACCAGCTGGTGGAAGTGCCGCTGCTTCTGCTTCTTTAAAAGATTTGAGACCAGCAGTTGTTAGTTTCTTTGCGGCAGCCTTTGCTGCTTTTGCTCCTGCAATACGAGTTGACTCATCCGTTACAGGTAGGTCTGAATAAAATTCTGTAGCCATCATTACCCCATAAATCCGAAGTCTTTAAGCACAGTAGTAGCAATACTAGACGCTTGCTCTCGTGCATTGTTTGTGTACTGCCAGCGTGGATCTTGTCGTAGTTCCTTTTCAAAGTCATAGATTGACTTTGTTCCAACTTTGCCATCAGGCATAGTATAAGACATAGCGCTACGAATCTTTGGGTCAAACAGATCAATACCAGTATCTGGTATCTCAAGGATATTACTCATTGACTGGATATAAGGATCAGCCAAAGTCTTAAGGTTAATGCCAGACTTAATCTTATCAGCCAGTGAAGGGAAGGCATTGGCTGCAGATTCACGAACTGTATTAAACACAGTGTCTTCGCTTAAACTTCCAGATGCAATTCCAGTAGCATAATCAGTAGCTGCACTGTCTGAAAGGTTGATACCGTTTTGAGCTGCAAAGTTCTTGACCGCTACAAAGTATTTACCAGCTGGACCCTCTGGAATGTTAAGAGAGTTAACGGTTGTATCACCAGCATTAAGCTTAGTCTTTAGCGTATCTTCAAGCCAAACTTTTGGATCGGCATTGTCCTTAGTAAGATACTTAGTACTAACAAGTTCACCGTTCTTATAGGTGTACTCAACATTGGTTTGAGTCTTACCTTTAGGACCAGTATATTGCGCCTTAAGCTGTGGAAGGTAATCTTGAAGTTCCGTTTGGCTAGCATCTCTACCATAGTACTTCTGGAATATGTCGTTGACATATGAAGTAAGCGTTGAGTCAGCAGGGATATTGTTAGATGTTTGAACGCTTGTAAAGATACCGCTTTTCTTAGGCTTGGCTGGCTTGCTAGAACTAGCAGCAGCATCTTTTTCCATCTGTGCAATTTCAGCATCGCTGATACCTTGTGATTTAAGTAAAGCTTTGAGTGCGTCTGAATAAGCCATTACTTACTCTCCTTCGGTGTTAAGTACTTGTCTGACACTAAATCCTGTGAAAGAAATCTTTCATACAGTGGCTTGAATCCAAGCTTGTCATCATTTTCTAATTTTGCAACTACGGCATCGTAAAGAGTTTTTAGGTCTTTATTTTCTTTTGCGTCAATAGATTTAACTGGGCGTAGCGTTAGTTCTGCCGCAATTGCCTTGCGGAAATCAAAATACACTCCGATTGACTTCCAAGTTGAGCTGTTTTTATGATCTTCCATAAACTTCTTGTCATTAAGAATTGCATTTAATCCTCTAACGACTCTGTTAGTTTTAGAACCATCTGAATCTAGGTAGTCATCATACCAAGGAGTCTGTACATACTGACCAGTTTTCTTGTCGTAAACAGGGCTTCCATCTGGGTTTGTCTGGATAGACAACTTTTTAATTACAGCAGCTTTGACGATAGCCAAATCTTCTGCACCTTTTTCTTGAATAGATGTAAGTCCGCGTGCCTTAAGTTCTTCCTTAATAACATCACGAAGTTTGCCGTATTGAATCCAGCCCTTTTCAGCTTCATTAGCCTTTTGAGCCTCAAGCGGATCTTTGCTAGAAAGAAAAGTTTCTTTAGAGTTTGGTGAAATCTTCTTGTTGTACAAGTACTGGTAGGCAGCTTGTGAGAACTTGTATCCGTCTTTATCATTAACAATTGTGCCAATAAGTTTTGGCTCAATACCCTTAAGAACTGTAACAAGTTCTGGATACTTTTCAATGTTCTTTACAGCAGTCTGTGTGTAATCAACCTTTGCTGGGTTGTTCGAGGTAGATGCTGTAAATGCAAAGAATTCCGGGAAGTCATCAAAGAATTTAGCGTCTGCGTCCATACCAAACTTACGCTTGTATTCACGAGATTTGTTGATATAGAAAGTGTAAGGGCTGTCAAAGCGTGGAGCAAACGGCATAATCAAGTTGGCTGCAATACGCATCTTCCAGTAATCTTGAGTCATCTTCATAATCTTGTCAGCGCTAATCGGTGGAGAACCGTTACGCTTTGCACGAGTCTGCTGTGTAGCAAAGATAAGATCATAAGTTTTGGCAAACTGAGCATCGTCTAGTTCGCTAGTTGCAATCTGAGCCTTGTTCACCCAAGCAGGTAGGAATCCTGACGCAAGATTCTTAGGGGCACCGTAAGGAATAGCCCATTTAAGAGCATCTTCTAGTGAAGGCTTTTTCTTAACAATCTTGCCAACTGGTACGGCAACATATGGTCCTACTGGGAAGATGTCGCTAAATACATTTGGGTTGCCCTTGTTATAGAGCACATCCATTCCACCCTGAAAGATGATGTCAAGTGACTGCTTAGGAACGCCTAACTTAGTAAGAGCACCAAGTCCTGTTAGTCCCTGCATTCCCTTAGGAATGTTAAGCCAGATAACATCGTTGCCTGAAGTTTGTCCTTCTGGAACAATGTTGCCATCTTGATCTGTTACAAGGCTTGAACGGTTTGGAGCTTGCCATACATTGTAGCCACGATTGACGATTGCTGGATTAGCAGCAGCCAACTTAAGCCAAGTCTTGTAAGCGTTCTCTTGTGCTGAGAAGAATGGGCTGATGTACTTCATAGCAGTAGCAAGATTTGTACGGCGTTCAATGTTGAAGAGAATACCCTTCATCTCACGCATTGCAGTCTTGTGAGCTGCAGCCATAGCCGCTTCTTGTGCAGCAGGAGTAATACGATCACCAATCTGACCAGCAAGAATTTCTAAACGGCGCTGCATATCCTGACGATAAAGTTGTACATAAACTGGGTGACGCGCCCAGGCATCTTCTGGCAAAGTTCCCAAGAAGTGAAACGCACCGTTGATTATCTTCTTAATTTTAAGCGCACCTGTATTGGTAAGCGCTTCTTCAAGGATATGGCCGTGAATAATAGGCAACTCTGTTGGATCAGTAAATGCAGCACGAAGATCATTGGCTGTTATATCACGAAGCTTACTGCGCAAACCTGATGATTCAGGAAGATACTTGTCAAAGAATCCCTTAATTTTTGCTGCGTGTTCTTCTGAATCCTTTGATGCAATTTGAAGGCGACGACGAAGGTCACGACCTTCTGAAGATGACTTAAGCCAAGTAGCAATATCATCAACACTTTCGCCTGCTGCAAGTTTTTTCACAACTGCTGAGTTGCCAAACTGCTGACGAAGAGTCTGTGCCCACTGCTCGAAGTATCCTGCATCTCCTGGGCGTACAACGCCAAAGCCTTTGCTCTGCAACTTGCGTGCGAGCAACTCGCTATTGCTTTCAGCCATACGCTGGAATGAGCTTTGTGATGAAGCAATACGACGGAACATTTCACCAAGAGGTCCACCGAAGGCATCAGGAATGTTATATTCCATTCCATCGCTGGTAGTAATCTTGTAAGTACCAGTACCAATAGTTGCCTTTGGTCCGCGATCCTTTACTGAGTTAAGAATCTCAGTATGGTTGTTATAAACAGCAAGTTTTTCTGCTTGAAGTTCTTTAAGAGTATTAACTTTAGCGGCAAGATCTAAGTCATCTGGATGCAGCGATAGCGTTGTTTCGCCTTCAGCAATTTGAGTCTTAAGATCTTGAAGTTCACGAATAACAGCGTTGGCAGATTGTTGTACATTTTTGATACTCATACCACCGTGTACTGGAAGGTAGCGATCAATCATACGAGCAGGTGTACGCTTAGTATTGTTGATTAAGTTCTTAAAACCAGGACCAAGGTGACGCATTGAAGTCATAGCACCAAGTGATGCTGCAATACGAAGCTGTGAATCAACACCGTTACGAATAGTGTAACCAAGACGGAGCAATGCTCCTGCCTTAAAAGCATCTTGGAACAAGTCAGCATAATGAACTACTGGGTTTACAAATTTAGCACCCATAGTGCGAAGTGCTGAAGCATTTTCTTTGAGAAGGCGGTTCATTAAATCAAAGTCCATCATTGGAAGGTAATCAGCAGACTGTGATTCAAGTTGAGGGACCTTTAAGATTTCATCATTAAGGTCAACCATAAAGCCTTTGTCTCTAATTGACCGAAGGCCAGACTTGCGAGCACCCTTGTATGTATTATAAATCTCATCTGCTTGCTCAGGACTAATAGCGTGACGAGCAGCAAGAGCACGAAGGCCAGTAGCCTCAATGTTAAGAGCTGCAATCTGACGAAGTTCTGGAGTAGCAGCTTTCATATAATTATCAAGAAGAGCGTTTGCTTCTTCATCAGTAATAACACCAATACGCTTAAGTGATGAAGGAGTTCCCTTAATAGCATTAGTTGGGCGTAAACGCTCAAGTGTTGCTACAACTTCCTTATATGAATCTGGATCATTAAAATCTACAAGTCCTGCTGGACGCTCATTTTCTGCCCAAGAGATCTTCTGATACAAACGGTGGAAAGGTGTTGGCTGAAATACCTCAATGTTAGGAGTTCCAACAGCTTTATCGTAAAAGCGCATCGAGCGTGCTTGAGCCACAAAGTTTTCTACACCTTGTGTGAGTTTACCTGTTGTGCGTGTAAGCGAACCACCGCCTTCTCCAAGGCTCATCATCTTTGCAAAGAGTTCATCGTTCTTAGCAAGAGCAGCGTAGTTTTCTTCAGCCGCTTTAATCACAGCTGGATTGTCATTAAGGAATGGAATCATTCCAGTTCCATCTGGAGCTGCAAACAACTTGTATTCATCTGTTGCTGAGAGTGCGCCACGAGCAGCCTCAAGTGCATCCTTCATATCAGCACGAGCAAGTGCTAGTTCATCCATAGCGTGAGGATCGCCAAGGGCAGAACGAAGTACAAGAGCCGTAGTGTCTCTATCTACTGACTGACCAAGAAGGTGAGCAAGAAGTGCTGGCTGATCTGAAGACTTAACGATTGGGTGGTTAAGTGCATAGACAGAATCATTTTTTGTAAAATCTTCTATCACTCTAGTAAAACGATTTTTTACACCGTACTGAGCCTTGGTAATATCTTCTGCTGCTTTAGCAACAACATCTGCATTCTTAAGAATACCTGAAGCAAGTTCGCTTGCCTTAAGAGCCTTAGTTGCTTTACCGCCAACGATTGTCACATCGCCAAAAACCTGAGCAAGTGTATCTATAGTTCCTGATAAACCTTTACCCCAGTTTGAATTCTTAAATGCTTGTTCACGCTGGCGTGGATCATAGATATTAAACTTAGGATCGTAATAAGAACGATACTGGTTTACTACAGCTTGACCAAAAGAAATATCTTGTGCGCCTTGAAATGCTTTCTTCCACTCATTAGGGTCAAAGAATGAAGCACGACCACCATTAACATCACCTTGTACAAGAGCAACTGTTGTTAATGGTTCACGAATATAATTTTGGTTAATATAGTTGATACGCTCAAGTGCTGGCTGTACGCCAGGTACCTTCATAATGGCTCCGCCTGCATCAGCAAGTGGCTTAATAATATCTTTACCTGCTTTTTCAGCGGCAGTTTTAAATGGCTGAACAAAACCATTGTACTCGTCAGCGTTATTCCAAGGAGCTGTACCAATATCCCACGCCATACGAGCAGGAGCAACTGCAGCCTTTGCTACATCTACACCAAAATGTGTTACATCTTTTGCAATTGTAGAGGCTACATCACCGATTCTGTTCCATATACTCACTGCATCTCCCATAGCTGTGCAATCGCTGCACGAGTTTCTGGTGAGGTATTAGGCAGGTCTGCGATATAGCCAAGCACTGGCTTTGCTGCCTGAATTGCGGCACGAAAATTATTATCATCTGGTTGGCGCATCATAAGCGCTTCAGATCCTGCACCTGCACCTGCGTCTACACCGTGTGTAACAGGCTCATTTGGACGCTGTGTTGGATCATAAAGACCAGTAACTGGTGCAGTTGGAACTTGTGGTGCTTCTGAAAGAAGCGGTGACTTCTGAGCTGTAGCCAATGGTGCGCCTGACTTTGCTGCATCATATGCAACACCTTCGCCATAAGCATCTGGCTTGTACGCAAGATCTGTGCGCTTTGCAAACTTGCCAGGACCTGATACACCCTGCATTGGGTTAGTAGCGTCTTCAAGCGCCATCTGTATCCTCCTGAATAGTTTCTAAATCTTGAGCGAATTCATCCCATACCTTGTTGACTTTAGTCTCACGGTTGGAATGGTAAATACTTAATTCTAATAATGATTCAAATAATGTAGCCACTACTTGGCTAAGGTTGTACAAGAACTCGGTAAGAATCACGAGTCCGTCAGTTGGGCGGACTGGGCGTGGAACTTCATTACGATTTAACACGCCCAGTCTCCCTTCTAAAGTTATTTACTTCTTTACCTTCTTGCCTGGCTTTGGTGCTCCAGCGAATGGCTGTTCAACTTTGCCGCCTGTCATCTTAACAGTAGCTCCCATCGCGCCTTCCTTTGGCTTTGCCATTGAAGCTGGTGCGTGTATTCCCTTTTTCATATTTCACCCCCTTAGAGTTATGCCGCGCCGCCGATTGAAGCGAGCAATGATGCGATATCTGGTCTTCCTTGTGGACCGCCAGCAGCAGGGGCTGCACCGCCAGGTTGTACCATACTTGGCTGCGAGGCAGGGGCGGGAGCCATTCCTGCTACTGGGGCTTGAGGTTGCATCGCTGCGGCCTCAGGCTGAGGTTCTGGCGCGAACGCCTTTTCCACAACACTTTCGATTGATAATCCCTTTTGACGACCCTTGATCATATCTGCAAAAGATGTAAGTATCTTTGTTGGATCTTGACCCTGTGCCACCATCTGTGGGATTGCAAGTGCGGTCTGTGCTACAGCTGCGCGTAGCGCATCGCGCATTTCTTCAATATCAACTTTTTGTTCTTCCTGAGTTACATTAATCTCAATAGGAAGTTCACGGCGTACATAGTCACGGGATACAAGCTTGTCTGATCGCATCTGAAGAAGTGCAACAGTTGCGTTGTTTGGGTTCATACCAGACATAATGCCGTAACGAACATCAACAGTGTAGTCACCGTTGATAGCCTTGCGTGGGTTGTACTTCAATGTGTACGGTGTACCGTCATCAACGCCACGAATTTCCTTCATTGTGTTACCGAAGATCTTCTCATCTGTCTTGAAACAGATAGCGATAAGCTCTACAAAGACTCGTGCGAACTGTGACTGCGCTGCCTTAATCTGTGTATCAAAGCCAGCTTGTAGTGCTTGAACACCACGACCTGTAACAACGGATGCGTCTGTATTACCAGAGCGTGTTTCTGGGTAACGAGCACCCATACGAAGTTCACGCTCAAGCGCCTGTGATTCACCAAATACACCTGCTGGGAGTTCTAGTGGAACTCGACGGATAGCCTGTGGGTTAGATGATCGCATAATGGAATCTGGACCAAGGGCCAATTCCTGCACATCTTGTGGAATAGCAATAGGAGCCTGAATAGACTTCTCTGCTGCTTGAATCTGGAGAACTGCAAAGCGAGCACGAGCGAGTTGAACGCCGAGAACATCGTCATATTGACCACGAGCTTGGCCATCAATAGATGGACGCATAGCAACACGGACCATACATTCACCGATTGGGTTCGGTGTCTTAGAAAGAACTAAGTTTTTACGGTCTGGTAGATAGATAAGATCTTGATCCTTATCGTGGTATCGGACCAAAGATAGATAAGGAGAACCTGGTGTGAATTGGTTGCGCCCAACAATCTCTTGTGCGAACTCTGGGTATAGAGAAGCCAAGGTCTGTGCATCCATACCTACAATCTGGGTAAGGGATAAACAACGGCCAAAGCGATCAATCTCAGGATATGCACCAAATGGGTTAATCAACTGAATGATCGGTTCGTTACCGTCATAATCTAGTTCAACACGGGCAATCAACTGGCCGTATGTGTTGTACCAATCTGCACCTGTGTACATTTGTACACCTAGTTCAGAGCGATCTACATAATAGTTTGCAATACGACCACGAAGATCAGCGGCTTTACGAGCTGTATCTGAAACCATATTAGCTGCTGAGCAGTTAAATGATGGTAGTGGTGCCATTGCTTCTGCGAGGTCACGAGCCGAGACATCAATGATGTTGGCTACGAGAGGCTTAGAATACTCCTCTGAAAACATTGCAGGGTAAACCTTTGAGATGTCTCCCTGACGAACCGAAAGGACATCACGCATACGGGCATCACGCTGGGCGTAATGGGTCTGTAAGCGGGCTACCTTTGCGGTGACCTCTTTAACATTTAGCATTGTAATCCTTTAGTAAGTAAGGCCGTTAACCTTTGTTGGCCATTCGACCTTATCTGTTGCTGCGGCTTGTGCCTTAGCAGCTGCGTACTTAGCATCAACTGTGGTGTTGTACTGCGGTGTCATTACCGCACCCTTGTCAATGTATTCTTCTTCGACTGCTTCAGTCTTGTATCCTGGTGTGATTGCCATTGTTATCCCTTTTTCTTTACTGGAACTGCTTTGGTTGCGCCCTTGTTTTTCATAGTGGCTTTTACAGTGTCTGAAGTTTTTGGATCTCTGTAAATTTTGTTAATATCTTTTTTTGTCATATCAAGTTTTTGGTATTGAGTTGGTTTGCCTTGATTTTTTTCAGCCTTTATCTTGCCAGCAGTTTTGTCAAGTTTTGGATCCTTGCCTGTAGAAGAAGTAAGAGCGCGCTCAGTAGAGGCCATCTTTTGCTTCATTGTAGGAGCTTTCTCAACCTTAGGCTTTGGAACACTTGTACCTGTAGTAGAAGCTCCTGTGCGGCCACGACCACCACTGCGTGGAGCGCCACCAGCGATTTCTCCTACACGATCTGTTCTAGCCATTATGTCTCCTTAGACGAATGTTTTGTTTTGTTCTGCAAGCATCTCGTCAATGTTGACGACAACTCTTCGGCCCATTTCAGCTCTTGACAGGAATGGATTCTTCATATGGTGGGTTGCGTACTGACCATAGTTGAGCATCTCTCGTGCTCTGATTTCACAGAACCACAAGGCCATTACTAAGTCTGTCTTACCCTTAGTGGTTGGAGTCCAGGTAATCAACTGCTCGATTAGAGCCTTGATCATTTCAGATTGGTCACTAGGTAGATGTATTAAGTTATCTCGGTGGTGCTTACCGTCTGACTGCTTAGTCCCGAATAATGTAGACATAGAAGCAACACCGAAACCTGCGTCCCACTTATTACCACCTGTGTGGTGTTCACGAAGAACAACGCCACGACTTGCAAGGTGCTGACGAATACCTTCGTCCTGAGTAAGAAATGCCTGGAAAGCGTTCTTCTCAATAATCCATTCAGACGGGCTATAGAGCTGCGTCCAGTTAATAATGATGTCGCGGATCTGCTGGGGGCTAGGTCTAGTAATCTTGATTGTGTCCAAGATATAGCGCTTGCTAGTATTGCGATCAATAGCGTAAGCGACTGCAGCTGTATCTCCCACGATTGCTGGGTCCATACCGCAGATAATGCTAAAGCCTGATAGATCTCTAGGATGGCCTGGGTAGCCAGGTTCTAGTCGGCCTGCTTTACGCATACCGTCAATAGAACCCTTGACACATACTGGGTCGAATGCTGCGTTCTCAGAAACATCTTGCTGCTGGTAGACCAGCGCCCAAGTGGATGAGTCCATCGCTTGGCGTTCGTTGTAAAGGTTACGGCCAGACCAGCGCGGATAGAGACCGTTCTCGTCTTTATCGCTATCTAGCTGTCCATCAAAGGGCATATCTGACTTTGGCCACAGGGTGACCCACTTATCAGGGTCTTCATCTGCTTCCAGAAGTGCTGGCATAGCCAGATATGTCCAAGGTACTAAACCGCCTGGGTAGCGATCTTCGGAGCGAAGCTCACGGTATAGATCAACGGAAGCCACACGCGTTCCAATAATAATCAATTTGCCAGTAGGGTTCAAACGAGAACGCACATCTTGGGTCAGCCAGCGGATCTGCTTCTCAAACTCGTTGGCGTTCTTTAAAGTGACAGCATCGTCTACAATGATCATATCGGCACGCTTACCGTAGATCTGGCCGCCGATACCGACGGCTTCAATGTTCGGGTCTTTTTCAGAAGACTCACGAAGCTCATCACCAAAGGTGACACGGGTTGCTGCCCAAGTTGCCGTCTTAGAGTTAAAACCAACGCCAGCGGCGTAAGCCTGCTGGAGGTCCTCATAGTTCGGATGGGTCAGACGCTGCTTAATAGCGTAAAGGAAGTCTGCCGCAAGCTGCTGTGTCTGGGATACGATCAGGACACGGAAGTTTGGGTTCTTGGCTACCATCATCGTCACATACTCCACCGTAATGGACATTGACTTGGCGTGGTTTGGCGGGATGTTGATTAGGATGCGGTTATTGGCCAGACCCTTTTCAAACTTCATATTGGGATGAAGCCAGCTTGGTTCCCTACCCTCAATCACATCTACTAGGTTCTGCTGATGTGGAAAGACCTTGTGCTTCATATAGCGTTCGCAGAACTCGGCATAGGTCACATCGTGGGCATCGCCAGATGCAAATGACTTGTCCTTCAGACCTAGCCTTGTACGATCTACTTTGTCAGCAAAGATCTTGTCTGTGCGACGGTAGTACTCGTAAGTCTTCAGGCTTTTACCAGCTGAAGCGCAAGCGGCCTCAACCGTCATACCTTCTGCTACTGCGCCGAGAATAATTCTCTTGGCTATATCTGCTGAGTTCTCAGCCACTGGTTCTCCTAAAATTAAATGGCGCGGATGGCGCGGAATAGTTCCTTATACTAGGTTGGAGAGTTTCCTAATACTGGAAAAGGTGTTTTCCACAACGAAGCTTTGCTTCGTCTACTGGGATTAAATGATCTACTGGGAGTAGATAGACCTCTCCCTACTAAAAGTACCGAAGGTACTGTTCGGGCTTAGCGCCCGAAGGAGCCACAGCGAACTGAGGGGTAAGTCTGTACTCGGCCTAGGGGCCTCGTTAGAGGCCAACCATTCGGGTCGCAAAGCTAGTATTCCCCGCTTTGCTCCCCTACTATATATAAGCCGCTAAAAAAAGACCATATTGCGTTTTTGACTCTGTGAATTGGAACACATTTGTATTACAGGGTAAAAGTGCAGGTCAAGCCATATACAGCTTCCTGCCGATCACGGCGTTTGACTTTAGCAAATATTTTTTTCTGGGGAGTATAGCGGGATGTGCATCAAAAGTTAACAATGGGGGGTCGGCCTGCTGGCCAGCCAGAGGGCCAGAGGAGGGCGGGCAGGCATTGGACGGCGTTGGTTGGGGGGCAGGCAGGGCAAGGCGGGGGCTATTCGGCTAAAGGTTGGCGGAGACAGCACCCTCGGCACCCTTCGGCACCCTCTCACCCTAGGACAACCGACAGCTGCGACAGCTGCGACCTAAGTTACTCAACAGTAAGTTACCGTCAAGTAGGTTACCCATTGGTAAGTTACCCAACGGTAACATAGCTGACCCCGACAGCTCTTGAATTGTCGACATATCGACATCAAACCCTGACAGAATTCTCAGTTAAATCTCAGGATATTGTTATCAAACCGTAATGAAAATGTGCTTGCTATACCCCACAGCTGTGGTATCGTGCTCCTTGTAAGTCAAACAACTACAAAGAGGAGCTAAAAATGCACAATGCACAAGAACAATTCGTCAATGACTATACCACAGTAGTGGACAATGACCGCAACGGCTACGAATTTATGAAAGGGCTAGTAGAGTCAAAGAAAACCCTAGAAGCTCTAGCGGGTACAATTCAACACGAATTCGAGTCGTATATTGAAGCTGTGGCAAGCCGTGAAGAACTAGCGGGAAGAAACACGGGAGCGTTGATGATCCGTGAAATGCTATTAGGTTGGGGCGATGATTCGTTCCGTGCGATTGCACGACACTATATAGATATGGTGGAAGAGTTGGACACGATCAACTAGACCACACGGCCCCGCCCGCCTAGGGCGTACCTCTTCGATGAGGAGCGGGGCACTAGCTGCAAGATCTGCAGCTGCAAGAGAAAGAGGGAGAAAGTGAACACGAATCACCTATGGGCCTTTGCAACTATAACGGTGCCATTTTTAGGAGCTTATGTGCACTCTTTGATCATAGAATACAAAGAAAAGGGAGGGAGAAAATGAACATCACAGTAGAGCGCCACACGGTGGACGGTTTCACCCTGTACGCAATCAAAGACGGCTATCTGGTGCAACAGCGATATATCGGCTACACTTTGCGAGAATCTAAAGCTTTATTCCGCGCTAAGTTTGGAGATTAGCTCCTCCCTATCCTTTACGGTAGTGCCGTAGAGGGTGGAGGGCAGCTAAACGGCTAACCTATCAACAACAACAGAAAGAGGGAGAAAGTGAACACAACAGAAACAAAACCGCTTGCGGAATTATGCGCTGAATTAGGCATTACCGCAACAGCAAAAGAGTTAGACACCTTCAACAGCGAAGGCGGATTAACTAAGTTTCCTGATTGGGCAAAACAGGGCTGGACGGTATCGCTCAGATATAAGGGAGAGCGGGCACAGTTTCGTTTTTATGGTGGTGGATCGGCTAAAACCCCCACCGCTAGCGATCTAGTTTGGGCGGTGGCGATAGATAGCACCGCACTAAATGAGGAGTTTGGCGATTGGTGCAAAGAGTTTGGCTACGATACCGACAGAATAAAAGCCCGCTCAATTTACAAGGCTTGTCAAACCAATGCGAACAGATTAAAAAACTTAATAAATGATGAGGATCTATTTTCTCAATTAGTAGAAAGAGCAAGGGATTACTAATGAGCGAGTCAACGAGAGAGGGCAAGAAAAAATGACATCACTAAACGATATAATAGAAGAGCTAGAGCAAGAGCTAGCAGACAAGGAGGAGCAAGAGTGAAACCTTCAGACGCTGTAAAGGTAGCGATTCAATCGTTAGACCACAAGACCGCACCGCGCTATTCAAAAGAGGAGATAGAAGGCAAGAGGGCGGAATTAAAGCAAGCTTTGGAGCAAGCTCTTATCATTTTAAAGGAGGTCCAAAAGTGAGCGAGCCAACCAGAGAGTATCTCTTAGCAAAGGCGGAGCTGTGCGTTAAGACCGCAATCCGCCAACTTATGGAGGAGGAGACGGCGCAAGCTTTGAAGAACATAGAGAGGGCCAATAGCGCCCTGTACAGGGTGCTAGGGATTGAAAGAGAGGGAGAGTAAGTGAGCAAGCTCAACGGGAAAGGCTATAGCCTTTTATTTGAAGTAGCAGACAGTGATGGAGAGACCACATACGGGGGAGAATCCCCCGTCCTAGCTATTCAATGGTTTAGACAATCACCAGCGGGATCACGCCTATATGTTACAGCGTGGGACGGTAACGAGGTAGAGAGCCAACCGCTAGGCCCTGCCATTGACCTAACAGAGCTAGTGGGCGCCGTGCGTGGAGGTTGGATATGGTAGAGGGGGAGGGCGCGTGCGAAGAGTGTGCGTTTGAGGGAGAGCCTCCATTATGGTGCACCGTATGTTATACGGAAGACCCTACCACTTGCGTTAATTGTGGGTACTGTACCTCTTGCGATAGGGTACAGAGAAAGATGGCGTTTAAGGGTTGGCGATCACGAGGGAGCTGGCGATGATCTGGTTTATCTTATTATGGTTTATACTGTTCACTGTGTATACAAGAGGGAGAGACAATGACTAAGACAGCTGGCGCAAGCCAGACAATTCATTACCGTAACTACAGACGGGCAAGAGACCGTGCTATGCGTAGGTTGGCTAACGCCTATCCCGATCAGTACAAAGAATACTTGCAAGAGGAGAGGGCATTAGATGAAACTACTGGGAAAAAGTGGGTTAGTACTGGCGCTACTGTTAGCGTCGGGCTTAGCGTTGACTCACACGAATCTAACTCCAAGGTTAGAGGTAATACCACAGATGAAGGAGAGAACGAAGGCAACTCAGGAGGAAAAGCGTGAGAATAGAAGAATTGCAAGGGAATATAGTGCAGCTCTCGGATATTCGAGAAGAGAAATTGCGTGCCTTGTCACCCTATGGACCAGTGAAAGCAGGTTTGACCACTTGGCCAAACCACGAGACTCCAAAGGACGACCCACTAGTTCAGCTTTTGGAATTGCTCAACTCCTTGGAGAGCGCAGTGGATCACCTGAACTTCAAATCCTTCACGGTCTACGATACCTTGGTAAGCGCTATCGAGGGAGTGCGTGTCGCGCTCTACGATTCCATAATAGAAAAGGGTGGTACTGATGAAACTTCTTGATTTATATTGCAAAGCAGGAGGAGCAAGTAAAGGCTACGCTGATGCTGGCTTTGAAGTAACAGGTATAGATATTAAGAAACAAAAGCGTTATCCCTATACCTTTATTCAGGCTGACGCTTTGGAAATCCTTTCAGATTTAGATTACCTGCGCACCTTTGATGTGATTACAGCTAGTCCACCCTGCCAAACTCATTCACGCACTAAGCATTTAAGAGATGCACAAGGTGGAACCACTACCAAGATAGACTTAATTCCGCAGACTAGAGCTGCGCTTATCGCTAGTGGCAAACCTTATGTAATAGAAAATGTTCCAGGCGCACCTCTTATTAATCCAATTCAATTATGTGGATCATCTTTTGGATTAAAGGTACGCAGACATAGACTTTTTGAATCCAACTATGAGATACTAGGATCTGTCTGTAAGCACAAGGAACAGGGAAAACCTATTGGCGTTTACGGGGCAATGAACGATACAGCTCAGGGCTTGGATAAAACTACTGGTAAGTATGTCATTGGAGGGTCTACCGCCAAGACTGTAGAAGAAGCAAGGCTAGCAATGGGCATTGATTGGATGATTTGGGGAGAGTTAGTAGAGGCAATCCCTCCAGCCTACACGCTGCACATAGGGCAGCAGTTAATGAGGTTACTTAATGAGTGAAGGATTCTATAAAGGTGATACTTTTAGATCATCAGTTGATGACACTTGGACTACGCCTAAAAAGTTCTATGCAAAACTGCACGAAGAGTTTGGCTTTACCCTTGATGCAGCTGCATTAAAAGAATCTGCTCTTTGTGATACATACTTTGGCCCAGATCATAGTGACCCAAGTATGCGCGATGCCCTGGTTTTGGATTGGTCAGAGTATGCGCCAAGCAAAACAGTATGGCTTAACCCTCCCTATGGTAGATCCATTAAGGATTGGGTGGCCAAGGCAGACAGTGAAAGCAAAAGAGGCTTGACAGTAGTATGTTTGGTTCCAGCAAGAACAGATACTAATTGGTGGTGGAATAGTTGTATTCATCACGAGGTTAGGTTCATTAAAGGTCGCCTTAAGTTTGGTGATGGTTTAAATTCAGCTCCATTTCCAAGTGCAGTTATAGTAATGAGAGGACAGTAATGCTTATATTCGATTTCTTTTCTGGTACTGGTAGTTCTACGCAAGCGTTCAAAGATGCAGGTCATACTGTTATTACCTTTGAACTAGATGATTTCTTTGAGGCAACAGAACACGCTAATGTGTTCGACCTAAACGCAACCAATCTCATCGCCAAGTATGGACAGCCAGACTTTGTCTGGGCTAGCCCACCGTGCACTGCCTTTAGCGTGGCCTCAATGGGCCACCACTGGGGCGGAGGAATACGAGCATATGAACCCAAGACTGAAGCAGCTAGGATAAGCCAAGATTTGGTGGCTCACACTGTACAGTTAATTAAGGATCTCAACCCTACTAAGGGTTGGTTGATGGAGAACCCTAGAGGTATGCTCCGCAAGCTACCAGTAGTAGCCAACCTTCCACGCACTACGGTTACCTATTGCCAGTATGGAGATAGCCGTATGAAACCTACAGATTTGTGGGGAGTGGTACCTAACTGGGTCCCTCGTGATATGTGTAAGAACGGGCAGCCTTGTCACGAAGCTGCACCTCGTGGTGCTAAGACGGGAACTCAAGGTCTAAAGGGAGCGAGAGAAAGATCGCGTGTCCCGCACGCATTGGGCGAGGAATTGTTAAAGGCTTTGCTACACTAAGAGAGCATTGCCCTCCTAAATGAACAGCCCTCGCAGGCTTAACCTCTTTCTCCTGCGGGGGCTGTTTTATTTCTTCTTGATCCAGACTTGGTCGTTCTTAGCAAGCAGCTCGTAGTCACCAAGGTGACGGTGAAGAAAGAGATCAACGCCAACCATAGGAGCAAGGCGTGGATCCCCACTCTCGTGGCTCCAAGTGTAATCATCAAAGGCAAGAATTCCGCCAGGCATAAGCTTGCGCCAGCTTAACTCAGCATCAACCAGCACACCAGCGGTTGTATGATCTGCGTCAACATAGATAAAGTCAAAGAGTTTGCCAGTATCTTTACTGGTAAAGAATGAAATGGTATCTCTGTGCGTAGGGATAACCTGATAAAAGTCAGAGATCTTTGAATCATAAGTGGCTTTAACATCTTTAAAATCTATCTCCTCGTGAGCTGCTTCATCACTGCCACGCCAAGTATCTACATCGTAGAGAACACAGTCTGGTCCAGTAAGTACATTCTCACAAAGCCAGACGCTGGCATCGCCAGTGAATACACCAAGCTGCAAGAAACGCAGGCCAGGTTCACCTGCCATTGGAATAAGGAACTGATCAAAGTTATGTTGCGCTGTCTGCGCAAACCAGTTTGGGTATGTCATCGCTTAGGATTATCTGTGCTATAGAAACCGCTGCCCTTGAAAGAGATACTGGGCGCTGACCACTTGCGTTGGAACTGATTGTGACATTGATTGCAGATGTAAGTCTCTTCAGGATCATTCATCTTGCGTTCTATCTGGCGTACATCGCCACACCCTGGACACTCATACTCGTATATCATATAGCCATACCACCATTCCACTCGCTTCTTAGCACACTCTGGCGAGTGCTTGTAAGCACCCTTCCATTCTGTTTTGCAGTCACATCTCACAACTTGTTAGCCTCATAATCATCTAACCATTTTATAGAATTGATACCAATAAGTTTTATAATTTCATTGCCACATTCCCAACAGATAATTTCATCAGCCCACTCAAAATCCTCGTGAACTTTTCTTCGCTCATTATGATTGCGACAGATACCTATCATAGTTTTAATTCCCTCCATCGTGATACCAAAGCAAAATGAGATTCCAACAAATCGTAGAACTTATCTATATCATACTCACCGTGTTCAAGCACATCAACTGCCAGCCATAACTCCATTTTATCTCTGCGATCTATTGCAGATAGTGGTGGTAATTCTTTCATAACTTGACTCCTTCAGATATATGTAAGTAACCTACTAACTTCTCTACCTTGAAACGATTAGAGAACTCACTGGTCGCAGGCATACGCTGCTTGACCCAGTTAGGTTCTGGTACATCCATCAAGTCAAAAGAATAAATACCCTGTGGTGTGGAGTTGATATAGAAAGGGATAAGATCTTTCTCAGCTGACTGGACAATGAGTTTGCGGTACTTCATCTCTTCTATAAGTAGCGTATCGTAATGAGTATGGCGACACTTCAATTCAATATAGTGGCGAGCCTTCCAGCTGATACAGTCGAAGGCATCATAGATGCCTGGCGAACGCTCCAAGTCTGGGTATATTTCCTGCTTAAGTTTGTCAAAGAGATCTTGTTCTTTCACTTGAATGGACTCCGTCCACCCAGTAGTTTGTTCAACTCACGCAGGGCGTGGTCGCATCTACGATCAGCGGTGGTAGCGTGACATTCTAAGATGCCACCAATCTTCTCCAAGGTAAGTCCCTCGTGGTAACGCAGTACTAGAATCTGCTGATCCTCAACCTCTAGTTTAGGGTAAGCGTTCTTAATATCAATCAAGGTAGCAAGCAAGTTGCCACCTTCAGCAGGGCTAGATGATCCCTTAGGTTGGCCATCACGAATCATCTCTTGTGCTTGTTCTAGTACACTGCCATCTACAATAGATGCAAGTACAAAAGGTAGCAGCTGTGCGATAGTGGCTGTCTCGTAGTAAGCCTCATCGCTGGTATGGTAGCCAGATCGTGTGGCCTTCTCCTTACGACAGTAGCGTTCAGCTACTCGTGTCATCTGCCACGCAAGCTTCTGTTCGTTATGCCTACGCTTCTCAGTATCAGGTTCACCCAGTTGGCTATTAACCCATTCGGATCTATTCATAGCCCAGAGCAAACACTCCTGCTTTACATCGTCACGATCTACAAACTTACGGTACTTCTTGAATACCGTGTTGGCTACAGACGGAACAATGTCAAAGATACTGGGATGTATCTCAGTCATTCGGCCACTTACCGTCGAGATACATTAGTGCAATAGCAGAGTAGTTCATCATATCTAGGAATGAATCACGCAATGATTCGTTCTCAGGTGTAGCACCCTTTTCAATCAGGTGATTGATACGAGCAAGCTTGTCCCAGATACGCACACGCAAACCATTGAGTGGTCCGCCAGGGGAGCGAGCAATGTTGAGTGGTCCATAGTCACGGTGCTTCTTAAGAAGCAGGTTGCCAGCACCATCGAAGATCTCCCACATATCAGCTGCGAACTGATCTTTGCTTACTACCTTACTTGGATTGGCTTCACCAGAATACTTTCGTCCGTCTGATTGACTCGTAGTATAATGAATCCAAGGTCGCTTAATAGGTTCAGGGTTTGTTGCCATTCTTCGTTACTCACCTTTCGCTTCACCTACTAGCAAAGCTCGTGTGCTATCTGCACCGTAAGCCAAGTAGTAGTCGTTGATGTCCATACCTGGTGGTAGTGTAACAATAACTGAGTTCAAAACCTCAGTAGCCACACGCTTGGCAAACTCTTGGCCAGGGTTGGATCCGTCCTCTTTAACATCGTTATCACCCACTACAAAGACTGTGTCATAACCGTTGAGCAGTTTACTAAAGTGTGGCTTCCAAGCCTGCACTCCTGGTACACCCACAGCTGGGATACCTAGCACACCGCTGGTGATCACAGTATCCAACTCGCCTTCACAGACCACGATATACGGACTGGTCACTGTCACATCAACCACATTGTAAAGGTGCGCCTTCTGCCCTGTAGGGCTGCCATACTTAGGCTTGCCATCGTCTAGTCTGCGGAACTTAAAGCCTACGCAATGGTTCATTGCAGTGATGTAAGGGATAGAGATCCATCCCTCATACATCTCGTGACCATTGATAGGATCAGTGA